AGACGGGATAAAGGAGGATATGAAATGAAGATGAAAAGATATGAGCTTGCAGACAGAGGTTTTTATGGATATGAATTTAAAGATATTTATGGTGAAGAATGTTCGATACAAGAAAGTTCTTTGGCAACAAGTGATGCACTATGGTTAGGTGCGGGTGAGAATAGAATGCACATTGATAAACCGCTGGCAAAAAAACTGATAAAATTTTTAAGATATTTTTACAGAACGGGTAAGTTGCCAGCAAAGGAGGCTATAAATGGGAAAGGTTAAGTGCCCTACCTGTAAAGGGACAGGGCAAAGAGAGATGAACTTTCACAATTTGATAATGGACAATTTAATTTGCCACACCTGCAACGGCACAGGCTATATCTTCAAGAAGCCTTCCATTAAGCAGATGAAGGCTGTGGCGGAAGTGATTAAAAAGGAGGGTCAAGATGAGTGAAAGATACCAAGTAGCTACGGATTACGCATGGACTCAAATAGCGCAGCAAGAGTATTACAGGAAACACGGTATCAATCAAACAACCGTGATAGATTTACTGGAAAGTCATCGGGTCCGGTTGCATCTCTCAACAAAGGATTTTGCAAAACTAATTGGGGAAACTCACGCCGATTATAAAAGGTGGATTTCCGGGAGACCGCCCAAAAAGGCATTAAAACGAGTGGCAGAAAAGGAATTACTACTAAGGGAGAGGGCGTGAAAAATATTATGCTCAAACATTTTTAACAGAGCAGGTGAAAATTCACAATGCTTAATTGTGAATAATCCCCAAAATTGTGAATTTTCACCGCAAAAAGGAATATATGATGATAAATTTCACAATTTACGGAGACCCGAAGGCAAAGGCCCGTCCCAGGGTGTTTTCAAAGAACGGCCGGCGCATGGTATTTTCTCCCTCGGCCAGGGATGAGCAGGATTTTCTCACGCAAGCGTTACCATATAAGCCTGAAAAGCCTCTAATTTGCCCTCTGGGTATAGAAATTAAGGCATATTTCCCTATACCGAAGGCATACAGTAAGGCAAAGAGAGAAAAAGCCCTTAAATTTGAAATACGCCCCGCAAAGCGGCCGGACCCGGACAATATTGCAAAGCTGGTATTGGATTCTCTCCAGGGGATTTTCTTTCTCAACGATTCTCAGGTAGTGAGTTTAAGTGTAGATAAATTTTACAGCGACACGCCCAGGACGGAAGTGTTTATAATGGAGGCGGAATAATGGCATTACAGATAGCGCAGGCCGCAACAGTGGTAATATTCATAGTCAACGGGGTTTTGCAATTCAGCGCCGACCAGCCGAACAAGGGGATTGTATCATTCCTCTTTGCGATGGCTAATTACCTAATATTCTACAAATGAAAATAAACATTGAGATTGAGTTCCTTGAAACAGTGTTTCCGCCCAAGCAGGTCCGGCAGTTTATGGATTGCCTGAATGACGTGAAAGAAGGCCGGATGCAATACGGCAAGATAGAGTTATCTATAGCAGAAGGCAGTATCAAGAGCATAGTCGCAGTCAATCATTACGAGAAGTAATTCTTTTCTCTCCCACCCGAGGCCCGGACGGAGAACAACCACCGCTTAACAGCGGAAAGGAGTTCTCATGTTCCGGGCCAGTCCGCAGCAAGTCAAGGATTCATTGGAAACCGCACGAAAGTTATCCCGCCATTATAGTTGCAAATTCCCCGAAGTTGATTATGATGAGTTCTATTCTATTTCTCAGGTTGCAATAGCCCAAGCACTGAAAACATACAAGCCGGCTAAAGGCAAGTTGCATACATGGGTATCGCATTATATTTATTCAAGATTCCACGATTATCTTACCAGAGAATATAAGAAACAAAAAAATATTTTAATAAAAATATCCCGTTTTGAGTATTTCTATATAGAGGCCGAAAAATGAGAGAAAGAAAAATAAGATTCCACGAGTTCAGAGATGACCTGATTATCAGGCAGGCAGCCGGTGAGCCGAACACATTTCACTGGGACGCTCCGCTAAGAGTCCTGGACCCGTCCTACCGCACGGCAGAGGAAATAGACCGTGCAATTTTCTGGGATGATAGGCGCAAGAGAGGGGAGATAAAGAGGGGTGAGATTAAAGCCTCTGTAATTACTGAGTAAATAACATGAAAAGAAAAAAAAGAATTTTCACGGATGAACAGGTAAATAAAATCCTGGCATTGTATCATGAAGGAAAAACTGATGCTCAGGTTGCGAAAGTAATGAAATTGAAAAGAGTTACCTATCTTGATGCCTTGAAAAACATAGTTGGGCTGACCGACACCATAAAAAAAATCAAAGAGACCCCTGATAGCAAGGTTGAAAAATCTCTGTTTGAAAGAGCCCTGGGGTATTCACATAAGGACACACAGTTTTTCTGCCACCAGGGCGTAATTATCAGCAAGGAATATGTTAAACATTACCCGCCGGATGTCCCGTCTTGTATTTTCTGGCTATGTAACCGGCAGCCCGAAAAGTGGAAGAACACGCAGAAGGTTGATATGTCTGCAGCAGTAAACCACAAGATTATCCGGATAATTATGCCCGAGAAAAAGAAAAATGGCTGAGACGACAGATATAAAACTCCAGGAATACCAGGCCGACTTTTTAATGGCCGACTGCCGTTTCCCTGCTTTAATCTCTGCATGGGGAACGGGGAAAAGCATGTGCGGGATATTAAAGGGCATGAAATTATCCGAGGAATATCCAGGCAACAGGGGAGTTATTTTCCGCAGGGAATTTACCGACCTGGCTAATTCCACGATGAAAGATTTTACGCTTTATACGGGGATTCCTGTATCTGAATATAAGAAAAAAGTGGAACTGCCGAACAAGTCCGAAATTATCTTCCTGCACATGAAGGAGCTGGATGTCCTGAAGAACATGAACATTGGCTGGTTTCTCCTGGAACAGGCCGAGGAACTTGAAAGTCCGGAGCAGTTTGATTATTTGGACGGCAGATTGAGGCTTAAAGCCGCAGGTATCCGGCAGGGTATGGTGATAGCTAACACGACTGACAAAACACATTGGCTGTATCAATACTGGGTGGAGAACGCCCGGAATGATGACAGGTTTAAATATTGGCAGGCGACATCCTTTGATAATGAAGAAAATCTGCCGGCTGATACAATCGCATCCTGGAAGCTGCTTAAAGAAAGGAATCCTGCTGTTTATAGACGCTTTGTCATGAATGAGTGGGGAGTATCTGCTGATGAGTTTGTTCTTATTCCATACGAAATATTGCAGTTACTGAGGCCGCTGGAAATTGAATATCCGTTTACCAGGCGCATTGTTTCTGTGGACCCGTCCCAGGGCGGCGATGAATGTGTGATATATGCGATGGAAAACTACCGGATTATTGACAAGCTCATTCTCCAGGGCGTGGAGTTCCGGGACACGATGAAAGTTGCCGGACATGTAGCAGTGTTTGCCAAGAAAAACATTATTGAGCATATTGCCATAGACAGTATAGGCATAGGCGCAGGGATTGCTGATAGGTTGCGAGAGCTGGGATTCCAGGTGTTTTATGTTCAATCTGCTGATAGGTCAGGCATTGCTCAATATAGCAATAAGCGGGCGGAGATGTATGCGTATGTCAGTGATATGGTCAGGGAAAAGCGTATTCCTTATCCGGCTGATGAAGAAGCCGCAAAACAGTTAGCCTCGGTGCATTACAAGGTCCTGGGCAGCAACGGGCAGATTGCCCTGGAGAAGAAGGATGAGGTGAAAAAACGTATAGGCAGAAGTCCGGATAGGGGAGACTGTTATGTTTACGGGATATATCACACGCAGTTCTGTCCGGATGCGTCTATCAGGAAACGGGATTACAACAGGCGGCACAGAGAAGAAGAAATGGCAGGCAGTTTTATGAGTTCGTGAGGTGCAAAAATGAAATGGCGGTCTTTTGAGGGAAAAGCGTAATGGACATAGTTGATTTGCAACAGATGTGGGCTGAAGGACTGGACGGGCAACGCAGCTGGAGAGGCAGGGCTGAGGAGTGTATCCGGTTTTACAAAGGGTTCTCTCAAAAGCAGTGGGATGCAGCAGATTTGCAGGTATTGCAAACAGAAAAACGGCCGGCGCTTACGTTGAATAAGATTGCCCCAATAATCAATTTCCTGTCGGGATACCAGAGGCAGAATAGGTTGGATATAACAGTTTTACCGCAACGACCCGACGCCCAGGGAGAAGCGGCTGTGGTGAATCATATCATCAAGCAGACGATTGACAATAACAACGGGCATTATGAGATAAGCGCATGGTTTGACGACGCAATAAAGACAGGCATAGGTTGGATGTCCGGATACATAGATTACACACACGACCCGATAAAAGGCGATTTGAAGCTGGAACGAGTGAATCCGCTGTTCATTGTGCCGGACCCGTGTTCTACGAAATACGACCTCTCCGATTGCGAATATATATTCAGGGCAACAAAAGTAAGGCTGAAAACGGTGATGGATATTTTCCCTGAAAAAGAAGATGAGATAATGGCAGGCGGTGAAATAGATTATGCAGACCTGGAAATACATCCTCGGGAAAACATCTCCGGAGATATAGCCTATTCGTCAACAAGAATTTTAATGAATCAGCTCCGGCCGAATGAGCAGGTAACTATTAAGGACTGCTGGTATCTAAAAACCTCACAGGTTGCTTATGTATATATTGCCGACAAGGGCGAGGTTATAGAATACGGGCCGAAAGACAAGAAACTTGACGAAATGGTTGCCGCTATACCGAACGCTGTCATAATTGAGCGACAGAAGAAAACATTATACAAGGCGACATACATAGGCAGCGTTCTGCTGCAGGATGTCAAAGACCCGTTGGGAAGCGTCAATAAATTGCCGTTTGTGCCGTTATACGCATACAGGGACGACACGGAAACAGGCGATAATGTTTGGGGATTGATTGACAACCTAATTGACCCGCAGAAAGAGATAAATAAGAGGCGCTCTCAATCACTGCATATACTCAACACTCAGGCGCATTCGGGATGGTTGATGGAAGATGGCTCAATTGAGGATGAAGGTTCGTTCAAAAAGCAGGGTTCAACGCCGGGGGCCCTGCTGAAATATAGAAAAGGTGCGATGAAACCGGACCGGATAACGCCAGTCCCGCCGTCTCAAGGGCATGTAGTTGCAGAACAAGCGGCTAATTCAGATATGAAAGAAATTTCAGGGGTAAATCCGGACCTGCTGGGAGCGAGGGCTGAACGCAGTGAGCCAGGAATTGTTATACAGTTGAGGCAGCAACAGGGATTGATAGTGATTCAGAACGTGTTTGATAACCTGAGACACAGCTTGTCATTACTGGGGCAGTTGATGATAGATGTTATTCAGGGCGCAGATACATACACGCAAAACGAAATAATGCAGGCTGTCCCAGAAGAATTGCAGCAGTATGTCCCGGCTGTTTTCAATAACAAGCAGATGTCCCGATACAACGTGTCTATTATCACACAATCATCCACGCCCACTGCAAGGAGCATGGATTTTTATAAGCTGATTGAAATGGTGAAAATGGGATTGCCTATACCGCCGGATATCCTCCTGAAAGCAAGCGACCTGCCATACAAGGAAGAAATGCTTGCCCGGCTGGAACAAGCACAACAGATGCAAGCGGGAGCAGTTGCTCCCGATAATATGGGCGGCGCTCCTGTCCCGCCCCTGAACATGACGGGAGAACTCGGGTAACCTTTGACCGTTACCAAAGGAGAAAATAATGGGCGCAGTAAAAGTAACATCAGAAACGATAACAGCAGAACAGTTGGAGCAGTTGACTCCGGAACAAGTTAAAACTCTGGAGAGCGGGGGAGAAGTGGATATGAATCAAACCGTCCCGGTTGAAACCCCGGCAACAGGGGACGAAGAGACACCCTCTGAGCCTGACGAGGAAAAAGAACAGGCGGCGGATATAGAGGCTTTGAAGGCGCAGGTAAAAAGCGAATTGTCCGCAGAATGGGAGAAGGAAAGAAGGGGAATAACTGCTGACCTGAAAGCTGAACGGGAAAGACGCAGGCATGCTGAACAGCAATTACAGGAAATACAGGCTCAAGCGCAGGGGAAACAGGAAGCAAACAATATGGACGGATTGACTGAGGATGATTTCCCGACGGTTGGGCATGTGAGGAAAATCAACGAAGAAGCCATCAAAAAGATTCAGGCGCAGTTTGAAACCGAGAAGCAAAACTTGATACTGGCGATAAGCGCACGATTGGCTCAGGAAAGGCACAAGGATTATAACGACGTGCTTGCGTATTTCGGGGAAATGGCAGCAGGGAATGAAGATTTGCTTCAACAGGTTCTTGCTGACCCAGACCCGGCTGAACGGGCTTACCAGGAAGGGCTTAAACATCCCAAGTATCAAGCAGGAAAACAGAACAACAACGATTTAATAAATACAATTAAAAACCGACCTAAGACAATCACGGGCGGAGGCGGAACGAGACAGGGGAAAATAACGCTGGAACAGGCAGCGCAGATGAGTGATGAACAATGGGCTGCTCTTCCGCCGCAGGAACGCCAGAGGTTATTGTCAGGCGGTTAATGGAGGTTAATAATGGCTGGAGACACGACTCTTAACAATGCCAATCTGAATGCGCAGGTATGGGCTAAAGATTTGTGGGTAGAGGCGCAGGCGGAAAACTTTTTTGCCAAGTTTACGGGCAAGGAAAATCCTACCGCAGATAAGGCAAACAAAGTGGCGCTTAATTCAATAGTTCACCTGAAAGAAGATTTGACTGAGAAACCGGGGACTGTTATTACGATACCGCTGGCGATGAAACTTACCGGGTCCGGAGTAACCGGGGATAACGACCTGGAAGGTAACGAAGAGCAGATGGTATTTTACGATTTCAGCATGACGGTTGACCAGTTGAGAAACGCTGTTAAGCTGAAAGGGAGATTGGAAGAGAAAAAGGCTGCTTTCAGTATGAGAACAGCCGCAAAGAATCTCTTAAAGATATGGCTGACAGAAGCTATGGATAAGGCTATATTTACGGCTCTTTCCACGAGCCCGACGACTAACAGGGTGCTTTATGCGGGAACAGGCAATGCTGACACCGGTGATTTGGAAACAACCGACGTATTTACCCTTGACCTGATTTCCATAGCAAAGCGCAAGGCGAAAATGGCGTCTCCCAAGATAAGGCCGGTTATGGTAAAAGGCAAGCCGTATTACATACTGCTTGTGCATCCTTACCAGATGAAGGCTATCAGGGATGATGACGACTGGCAGAACGCCCAGAAATACGCCGGTGTGAGAGGCGACGAAAACCCGATTTTCTCCGGTATGGAAGGCATTTACGACGGGGTAGTGATTCACGAACACGAGAACGTCTATACTGCTGATGACTGGGGAACTGGCGCAGTTCATGGCGCAAGGGCGCTTTTTCTGGGAGCGCAGGCCGCAGGCGAGGCAATAGCACAAAGGCCTTTCTGGGAAGAAGACCTGTTTGACTATAAAAACAAGGTAGGTTTTGCGACAGGGCTTATATGGAAAGCTGCAAAAACGCAGTTTAACAGCGAGGATTACGGCACGATAGCGATTGACACGGCCATCGTAGAGGACTGAACAACCGGGGGCGGCTTGCATAGCGCCCCCTAACTTTCACGGAGGATAAACGAATGAAAAAAATTAAAGGGCTGGCGGTCCTGGTTGTGTTTGTTGTGATGGCTGCTTTTGCCTACGCTCAGATGTATGGATGGCAGAGATACTGGCTGAGCATATCAACGCCGGAAGGTGAATCCTGCTCTGGTGTGCAGGTAACCGTTTATGACGCAGATACAAGCAATGTGGCAACACTTGCAACCGACAGGACTGCCTCGGAAACTTATATTACGCAACCTACGGTTGATAGCAGGGGAATATGCAGTTTCTGGTATAAAGGGACAAGTTGCGATGTAACAATAACCGAGACGCCGGTAAGTAAAAATGTGATAAAGGTTTCCGGGCTTACGCCAAGAAGTCATAAGGTAATATTCTATCCTGCAAAATTTGACAGTTTTGGCACGGTTACCGCAACATCCCTGAACGCTACAACTCTTAAAGGTGTGCAATCCGGCACTGCTATAGGCGGAACAATTACTTTTGACAGGAAATACTTATCTGCTCCTAAGGTGTTTTTTGAGATTGAAACGGATTCTGACACGGATGTTCTAAGAGATGTTAAATTGACAGACAATAGCAGCACGGAAACTGCAACTTACAAGGTTATCAGTTATAACGGCTCAACTTTTTCAGATGCAACGGATACCGACACTATTATATGGACCGCTATTGGGACTGAATGAGGGGAAGGCAGAGGCGGCGGAGGTTAACCTCCTTTTCCCTCCGCCTGCCGCTGTCAAACGAAAGGAGCTGTAATATGATTATCAGATACACGGGAAGAAAACCGAGCTATACGCTGAAGCTGACAAAAAAGAAAATATATCTGTTTAACCCTACTTGCGAAATTACCGATGAAAAAACGATAAACTTCCTGCTTAACCCTAAATTAAAGGGCTTATTTATCAATGAGGATATGGAAGGAAAGCCGGAAAAACAAGAAGTAATAGAAACGCCTGTGAAGGAAGAAAAACCTGTCTATAAATGCGGGGTATGCGGATACGAGGCAAAAACAAAGCAGGCTTTATCAGCTCACATGAGGAAACATAAATGACAACGGCCGAGATACTTGCTGCTGTAAAAAGCAGAACAGGCAGGGGCAGCGCCATTACCAGCATAGACGCTGAGCTTGCCGGTGTCCTGAAAGCGATTACAACCGATTACGAGTTTCTGCAGAAAAGCGGGACCATAACGACTGCTTCCGGCACAAGGGAGTATTCACTGCCGGAGTATTGCAATAATGTGAAGGAAGTCCTTAATGAAGAATGTATTCCTATTGTTGAGGCTGATTTTAACCTTGTCATTCGTGGGACTGCTACCGGAGAGCCTGCTTATTATTCTCTATACGGGCAGAAGATACTGTTTCATCCTATCCCGGATGACGAATACACGATAACTGTTTATTATGCTTACAGCCATCCTGACAGCCTTGATACGATACTGCTTGATAACAGGTTCAAGGAATGTGTCATTGAAGGTGTATGTTACGAGGTTTATAAAGGGATTGGAGAGCCGGAACTCGGAACGGCGCACAGGGCGGCTTATTTTGAACAATTAAACATCCTTATACCCACGATACCAAAACAAAAGTTTATTGAATACAGAGATTTGTAAGGAGGCATGATGGCTTTTATAAATAAATGGGACGAAACAACGCCTGCAAATACTGAGAGCGTCAATGCCGGAGCAAGCAGGATGCGGGCCCTCAAGGTGTCTATGCGTGAGCGGCTTGCTATTGACCATAATTTCAAGGCTGACGAAACTGGCGATTCGGATATAGGCAAGCATAGCCAGGTTGAGCTGATAGAGAAAGCTGAGGACCTTGATGCGCCGACTGCCGGAACGGTTCTTTATGACAAATCAGGCAATGTTTATATGAGAAAGAAAACAGGAAACCCTATACAACTGGTTGATGAGACAGCTCAGACTATTGCGGGAGTGAAAACATTTTCCAGTATTCCTGTATTGCCGAACTCTGACCCGGAAACTGACAACCAGGCTGCACGGAAAAAGTATGTTGATGACAGGAAGTATATAGAAATAAACGAACAGACTGATAGTTACACTCTTGTTTTAACAGACGCAGGAAAAATTGTAGATATGAACAAATCAACCGCAAACACCCTGACGGTCCCTGCAAATGAATCTGTTGCCTTTCCTACCGGGACTGTTGTATTTATCAGGCAAAAAGGCGCAGGGAAAACAACTATTGCGCCGGATGAAGATGTAACAATAAACAATCAATACGGGCTTGTTTTGACAGCGCAGCATGCCGGAGCGTCCCTTTTGAAAGTTGATACAAACACATGGGTTGCTTTCGGTTCTCTTGAGGAGGTAAGCTGATGTCGCAGGAGTTGCTTTTACTCGGGATTATGCAGGGCGATGAAATTGTCGTGCCTGAACTGTATAACGCAGGAACTGAAGGTGTGTCCTGGGTTGCAGGATATTCTAACGGCTCAGGCTCTCAATCTAAAGAGGCGGGCTATCTTGCATTAACCGGAGACGTCTTATACGGAGAAAGAACTTACGTGACGGATGTCAAAGTCCGGCTGCTCAGATACAATACCCTGAGTATAGACTGGGGCAAGACAAGCGGAACAGGTGATTGTTACTTATGCGTGAGCACAAGCAAAACAGGGTCACATTCTACATATACCCTTCGTATTACAAGAGGACTGGAGTTTGGGCTTACACGGTCAACGCAAACGCTTGATATATCATCTCTCAATTCAAGGTATTACATCAGGGTTCATGCAAGAGGCAACTTGGCCGGCGTCAACCTGCGTGCTTATAAAATCTGGCTTGAATAATGAAAAAACAATATGCCATAGTTTCTCCGGTTGCCGGTATCAAAGAGGATTTGCCGTCTATCCTGATAGGCGATGTTTATACGCCCGGGTTATCTAAAAATATAATTTTCAAAGACGGAGTGGTTAAAAAGGCTCTCGGAAGAAAAAAACTGTTTGAAGAGCCTCTGGATTCTGTTGACCATACGCCAACGATGACGGCAAACGATGCGCCGGGCCCGGAAGTTGTTAGCGGTTACCCAGCAACAGATTCCACTACTTTCAAGCTGTTTGACGGAGACGATGACACATACGCAGTAAACGTGAACCTTGTGGATGCTCCAATATACTGGTGGTGGAAACTGGATTTCGGAGAAGGACATGCGCAAACACTTACAAAAATAAAGATATTGCCGAAAGACCTGTTTTTATATTCAAGCATAAAAGATTTTAAGTTGCAAGGCAGTAACGATGATACAGAATGGACGGATTTATACGAAGGAGTAGTTGAGCAGGCCGCAGCTTGGCAATCATTTGTTTTTGATAATGATACTGCCTACAGATATTACAGGATATACATTACGAGTAATTACGCTTCAGAAGACCCTGTTAATAAATATATCGTTAATTGCGCCGGAATTGAGTTTTGGTCCGGCGGGGAACAGTCAAAAATAAACCTGCTTGCGAATCTTGAACAGTCAACCGGAGATAAGTTTCTTGTTGTCGGGACGCATAAGAAGATTTATTTCAGGGATATTTCTAATTTTGCTGATATAACAGGAGAGGCGGAACTTACAGGGGAAACAAAGGATTTATGGTTTCATGTTGCATACGGGGATTACCTGATACTGACAAACGGCAAGGACCCAATCCTGAAATGGAGCGGGTCCGGAGATGTGGAAGAACTGGGAGGAACGCCTCCGGATACGGCTAAATTCCTGGCGAATTTCAAGAATTATCTTATAGCGGCAAACATCTCTTCCGGGGAAGTTATATCTCCCGGAAATATCGCATGGGCAGGAATAGGAGAGATGGAGAAATGGGCTGAAGGTGATGTCGGGTCAAGCACGGATTACGGTGAGGCGGTTGTATCTGACGCTATGCCAATTACAGGGCTGGGTGTTTCTACTGATTTTCTTGTTGTGTATAAGCAGTTTTCTATACATCTTGTCCGGTTTGCGGGCGGGGACATAGTATTTAACATTGAGGACAGAATAAAAGGTGTCGGCACATCTTCTCCTGCAAGCGTGGCGATTCTTAACGGGATAAACTTTTTTCTCGGAACGGATAAGCGATTTTATGCTTTTGACGGAACGCAGGCCGTAAATATCTCTGAGAACATAAAAGATATTTTATCTTCAATTGAAACGGATAACCTCGGTCTTGTGTCGGCTGTAACCATACCGGAACAAAATCTTATTTTATGGGCTGTGCCTGCCGGCAATGTAACAGGGAACAATACTCTCATAATCTATAACGCTGCAACCTCAGCATGGACTCGGGTTGATTGCGAATGTAATGTCTTGTCAGCAGGCGGATATGAACAACAATCAGACGAGAGCTGGGATACCATACTGGGAACATGGCAGGAACAGAACCGGACTTGGGATGAAATAAGTGTCGCAAAAGGAAGCAGGAAATACCTTGCGGCTGGCGATGACGGGTTTATTTACGAGGTGCTTTCTTCTGTTCTGGATAATGGAATAGAGTTTGAAGGGGAGTTTGTTACAAAAAAGATTGATTTCGGTGCGCCCAATATCATGCGCCGGATTCTCAAAATGCAGCATTATTTCAAGAACGGTTCGCCTGATGACACGATTGAAGTGTCAGCAAGACTGGATAATTCGGCAAGTTTCTCGGATGAGCAGGAGTTTGATACGCACATTGAAAACGAGGATGAGTTTCTTGTGATAGACCAGTTTTGCGATTATGTTGCAAAGACCCTGCAACTGAAATTCAAAAGCGGTTCGCAGTGGGAGTATATGGGAACTATCTTTTATTATTCTGATATGGGGTTGAGATGAGACAGGTTATTTTACCTCAGTTGCCGCAAAAAAATACAACAGAAGAACTGGCAAGGTATATCAACGCCTTGCATAAAGAAATTTACATGCTTAATTTTGAGCTTGCTAAAGTTAAAGGATTGACAGGTTCGTTTACCAACGGGGACGGGGATACTGTTACGGTTGAGGACGGGCTTATTAAGAACATAACGGCTGCACCTTAAACATGATACAGAGAGTAATAGACAAAAGGTATATATCGGACATCCTGGAAATGGCGGCACGGATTAAGGTATGCGAGTTTGATTTGAAAGAACTGTCTATTTTTCTATCTCGCAACATGGATAATCCTGCCGTGCTTGTTTTGATGGATACAGGCAAAAACGCTTTTTCGGTATCTTCCGTGTGGCGGGATATGGTTACGCCTTATGTGATGATTATGTATGCCTGGTCCAGCCCGAAGTATCCGGAGTTGTCAAGTATGGAAATGGCAATAATAAAACGATGGGCTAAGACGATGGGAATGTCCGTGATACGGGCAGTAGTAAGGAAGAACATTAAAGCATGGGAAAAAAAATACGGGTTCAAGCAAGACGGATACCTTGTAAAACTGGAGGTGTGATATGAGTTTCGGTTCAAGTAAAAGTTCAAGTAAACCTGTTTATTATCCTGAACAGAGAAACGCTATGAATACCTTGCTTGCAGGCTCTATGGGACAACTCGGCCTGGGAGGAACGCAGGCAGGCAGCACAGGGCTTCTTGGTAATCATTGGGTTGGTTTATCAGGGATATTCCCATGGCTTAACAGGACGCCCCAGTATAACAGGACACCACAGCAGAATATCTTTGATGTGCTTGCTCAACCATACACAGGGCAGTTCACAGCTCCTATGACGAATTATGAGAACGAGGGGCTGAACAGAATGCTTGCGATACTGAACGGGAGTTATGACCCTCGGACTTCGGATTATTACCAGGGAATGAGAACGCAGGCATTTGATGACCTTGCTGACGCAAAAACACGGACAAGACAGGCTGCGACACTGGGCGGTATGCTTGCGTCAACACCACGGATAAACCAGGAAAATACACTTGAAAGAAAGACAATGAACGACTTGAACGCTCTCCTGGGCGGGATGTATGAAACTGAACGCAACAGAATACAAGAAACACTGCCGCAGTTTATGCAGGCTGCCGGAATAGAGAGAGGCATACAGCAATCGGAACTGGACAAACAATACCAAGACAGGCTGAGACAGTTGCAGGCTTTGGGCTTGCCGTTACAGACGGCTCTACGGATTGCGCTCTGGAGCCCGGGACAGTCAAGCAGCTCAAGCGGGTTCAATATAGGTATTGGCAGCGTAGAAAAAACAATTTAAAAATGGAGGCAAACCATGCCTGAATCGCAAACACGATTAAGCGGAATTTTTACATTACTTGCACCTTATTTTGAGAGGCAGAAGCAAAAAAAAAGAGAAGAACTTGCAGGGATGATTACAAAGGTCCTTTCCGGCAATGCTACGCCGGAAGAAATAAGCATGCTGCTGGCAAATAATCCTGAAGCTCTGACGACTGCCCTTGCAACGCAACAGACACAAAACAAACAGCAGCAGGAACAATGGCAACTTGGCGAACAGAGGCGGTTAATGGGGATGTTACAGCCGCAGCAGCAACAGGCGACTATGCCGACACAGCAGGATATAACACAGGCTTTTTCTGCAAGGCAGGGTGGAAGGTTCAGCAATATACCTTTTCCCACGCCACAGCCTGCAAGAACTGTTTATCCGCAGGATGAGCAATACCGTAATGTAGCAGCACAGCTTGAGGCATTGGGCGGCAGCGGGCTGAATATTGGAAAGCTGCTTACAGAACGGTCGCAGGCAGGATATTATGACGCAGGGGCGGCTGAACGTATTGCTGAGGCGGAATATAAAACAAACCTTATACAGCAGGTGCAGGCAAAGACTGCAGAAATTTGGCAGGACATTGAAAAGAAAAAACAGTTATTGCCTATTGAAATACAGGAATTAGAAAACAATGTGAACTTGTTAAAAAACAGAGCAATGTCAGAAGCCGCCACTGTGGATAACTTGAAAAAAGAAGGCAATCTGATAGATGCAAGGGTTTCTGAACAGAAAGTAATAAACGAGTATCTTCCGGCTATTAAACAGGCTGAGACTGCTTTGCTGGCTGCACGAAAACAATCAGAATTGGCAGACGCAGGGTTAACAGGCGCAAAAACACAACAGGTTAAGAGTGAGACGGAAATAATAAAATCAGGCGGGGCGCCCGGGATGGTTAAAGCTACACCGTTGACATCCGGTCAGAGAAATCAGCTTAGTAAATTTGCACAGAAGCTTGAAGCAGATAGCAGGAAAAAGGGCGGACTATGGCATAAAGACCCTGAAATTAAAAACAGAGGGCAAGCAGAGGCTTCAGCAAGAGAATTTGGATTATATGATACTAACCACCCGGAAGTAAAAGCAGTGTTAGACCGCTATTTCCCTGAAGATAAAACTACACAGGCACAGTCGCAAGGACAAGCAGGTATGATAACCAGACCTAAAACAGCCGAAGAATATCTTAAATCAAAAGGTTTCTAATGACAATACAGGAAGTTATAAAAGACCCTGATTACACAGGATTGCCTGAAGGTGAAAAGGCAAAGGTAGTGAACTTTGTTTTGCAAAAAGACGAAGATTTTAATAGATTGCCTGATATTGAACAAGGTAGAGTCCGTGAGTATTTTATTAAGGGTCTATATCAACAACCGCAGACTATGGGGGCAAAGTATGCGGAAATGTTGCCAGTTGATATACCGGACCCGAAACTTGCAGGCGCACAGGTATTGCAGGCAAGCCCGCAGGTATCGCCGTTTACGCAGGGAGTGGCAAGAACACAACTGCCGGAACAGATTATTGGCCATGCATACGGACTGGGTAAAGGGTTTTTTGGCATACCGCAATTAATGGCGGGAAAAGAGGCAAGTCAAGCGGCAGGAGAGATTGCAAAAGAACATCCGATTGTATCCGGCATAGGGGAGTTGGGCGGAACATTGCTGACCCTTCTTCCTATAGGCGGGCTTTTTACGCCACTTGCAAGCAGGGCAAATATCAATCTTCTGCTGAAAGGCAAGACCACAGCGGCAAGGTTTATACCGAGAATGATACAATCCGGAGCGACTTTCGGGAGTTATAACCTGTTAAAAGAAGCAAGCAGGCAAGTGTTGGAAGGAGTTTTTGAGCCTGAGAAATTGGCGGAAGAAACAGGGAAAGGCGCAGCATGGGGCGCAGCGATAGGAACAGGCGGAGCTATTGCGAACCCTGTTAAGAGAGTTGTAGCTTCGGGAGTGGGCGCAGGCGCATTGACGGCTTTGGATAACCTGAGAAAAGACGGGAAACTTAATCCTGTTGATATAGCTTTTTCTACTGCCTTAATTGCAGGATTCACCGCATTGAACGCCCCGAGAGTAACAAAGTCTATGAGAGACAGGGCTACTGCTGACCTTACAAACGCTTTTTATGCCAGGATGAAGCAGGTGCATGGAATTAAAGACCCGGAAGCAAAAGCAGTTGCAAGAGGGCTGGCTGATTTTGCACAGCAGCAGGCAGACTTATCCAGAGGAAAAACCTTTACTGTCGGGGAAATGGAACGGGCTACTGCGGAAATTCTAAAGAAAGGGCAGATGTTTTATCAGCAGTTCGGGATAAATCAGAACATAACCGATATAATCAAGCCGGATGTAGTAAGGAAAGTTGGCGGGAGTTTAATGGTGCAACCGCCACAGCCGAGCATGCCGCAGACGACCATTCAACCTGTTATGCCGGCGATGCCGAAGCCTGCCCCGTTGGGATTGCCTACCGCAAGGACTGTCCCTGAACGGATAGCAAAACCCAATCTCCCGGGCCCAGAGCTTGAGCCGATACAGGTTGAGCCGACAGCACAAGAGATATTAAAACCTACGCTTCCAAGCCCAGAGCTTGAGCCGACACAGGTTGAGCCGACAGCACAAGAACAGGCAATAATCAAAGCACGGAAGCATATACTTGATAAGATAGAAAAAGTAAAAAGGGAATACGACAGGGATATAGGTAAAGACAGTATCAGGCAGTTGATGAAACGGACAGACCTTGCTTCGGTTGAGAGGTTTATTCCTTTAAACGAATTAAAACAAGACGGGTTATATCCTTTTGATTTTGCTGCCAGAGGGACAGGAACGCCTATTGACAAAATAGCGCAGGAAGCGTATGCTTTAACTGGAGAAGGGGAAGTAGGGATATTGCCGAGACCGCCTGAAGGCGCATATCCGGATGAATCACTTTTCCAGGAATTTTTGAGATATGGGAAAGACAGAAAAGAGGCAATAACCTATGCGCAACAAGAAGTAAAAATGCGATATGAAGAAGAATTATACCAACTCCAGCAGGAGTTAAGGAGCATAGATGGACAAACGGCAAGAGCTGCTGAACAGATACAGAGAACTGGTAACGAGGCAGGCAAAAGTCAGGCATATTCTTCAATACGAAAGGGAGCAACTGAAGAATACACTGAAGAAGAAATCAGAGCAGCCGCCGCAGAATTAACGCAGGAAGATATACAAGATACACAGGAAGCTATAGCGCAAGGTCTTGAAGTCCCGCCATTATTCCGCAAAGCCATAGAGTTTATAAGCCAGCAAGAAGCACAGAAACCTACCGAAGAAGCCCCCGCGCAGGAATTGCCGGAAAAGCCCGCAGAAATAAAACCTGTCGCTGAAATCAAAGCCGGTGATGAAGTTGTTGTTAATGGTATAGAACAACCTGTTAAAATACAAGACATCCGCACGGAAAAAGACCTGCAAGGAAACGCCTACACGGAATATCTTACCAAAGACGGATGGATAGACGAAAGCAGGATAAGCCGCAAGTTACCGCCTGTTACGAAGCCGGAGCCGTTGATTGAGGCAGGAGTTCCTAAAAATGTGTTTGGTCGTTCAATTTCAGAGTTTGAAGACAAAATAGTAAAAAAAGCAAAATTGCGAGGCTGGGAGGATATACCCAAAAGCGTAGAGACAATAGCGGAGCAAAAAGCATTGCAAGACATTGCTGATGATTTGGGATATAAAAAAACAGATAGGCGATATAGCCGTCCAGAAGAATGGTTGGCATTAGAGTTTGGGCTCAAAAGACATGACACGATAAATGCACTTGACAAGTTAAATAAACTTGTTGCATCCGCCGCTCCTACAAAACAACCTACCGCCGAGCAAGCCCTTGAGCAGATGAGAGAAGAGAGAAAAGCGGAGAGAGAAGTTCAGACCCTGCCGGATGAAAGGGATATGTTTCAAGCCAAGACGGAGGAAACTCCTGCAAAAGAGCCGTGGGAGATGACGCAGAAAGAATATATCGGGGAAAGTGCATATCTCATGACAGGAGCAAGGGAACACGAAACATTTATAAGAAACGCATTAAGAGAAGGCAAGCCCGTCCCTGCTGAAGTGTTGAAAGATTATCCGGAGTTGCAGAAGAAAGAGCCATGGGGATTAGCCATAAAACCTAAAGCCATAAGCATTGAAAGTTGGGATAACATCATAACACCAGATGAGCATAGCGGAGGCAAGGAAGTATGGGAATTGAAACAGTATGCCTTCCAAGCCAGATACGGTAGGGAGTTAGGAGGCAACACAGATAAAAACTTTAATAAAAGGTATCAGGAGGCGAAAGACATACATAAAGATATTATCAGACAAGCCCTCTCCGAAGGTAAGCCTGTCCCTGCCGAAGTATTGAAGGATTATCCGGATTTAATTAAACGTGAAACAGACCCTTCCAAAGTGCAGCGGATTAAGGATGAGATAGCCATAGGTGAAATGGCATTGAAATCA